ATCTTTATTTTTATAGCCGTAATCTCTGCCAGCAAGCGCACCTGCTTTAGCAAATTCAGCATGATCTACATTATTAAAAACTTCGCACCATGTTGTTAATCTATATTCATCATCTTTTTTGTTTCTTAATTTTACAGTTCCACTTGATAATTTTACACACTCACGAAATGCTGTACGCCAAGTATGAAAAGGAGTACTGTTAAATCTGTGTACATTAGTAACATAATCTACTGGAACAATATCAAAGGCAGTTGTCATATCAACAGCATTACTATTATTAAATAATCGTCTGTCAAAAACTTTTATACCCCCGTGACCGTAAACAAGATCATTTACAGGATTTATTGACCTAAAAACAAAAACCTTTTTTTCTGGTGTTAAACTATTTAAAAATGTTGTATACGAAAAACTATCTAATATATCGCAATCAGCATCAAGCACTATAAACCTATCAGTAATACTTTTTTTAGCACACATACGATGACTATCGTGTATTCCTGTACCAGTTACTATTTTCTGTATAGTTTCTAACTTTTCTTTTGCTTTTTCAAAGTTTTGTCTAGCAAAAGGATCATCATATACTAAGAACCACTTGTCCATATTCTTTCCTTATTGTAATAGGTATTACCTAATCGTATTGCTTCTTCGTATAGTTCGATCATATGTAAACTCTGGGCTGGGTCAAAGTAAGCCCAATGTAAACCAATATCTTTTCTAATTTGCTTACCTAACTCAATAATTTTTTCTACAGCATCATTATCACCAAGGTGTTTAACTTGGGTTTCAAAAATACTATCAAGCTCAGAAAAATCACGTACATTAATATAATTCCAATCACTATAACACATTAACGTACCCATTCTAGCACCAAGTATAGCATAGTTTCCATTGTTAATATGGCTACCAACTGAACTCCATATTCTTAATCTATGTAAATTTTGCCAGTGTACAGTTTCTTTAATTTTATCAACAGGTGGTAATATTCCTTTAACTGTTATCATCTTAACACCTTCGCGGAAACCTGCTCTCCATGCCTGTTGTGGTGTTTTGTTAATAACTGTAGTACTAAATGCTTCTGGAAAATTTTTGTATCCATCTTCCCAGCAAAAGTCAACTTGTGCTACATCAGTATCAGCAGACTCATGTGTTTTCATTTCTAAAACAAAATCTTTTTTCCAAATTTTTAGGCCGCCGTTGCCATATGTAAGATTGTTAATGTTATTTCTTCCGCACCAACTGTAACAATTTACATCAGGAATATCTTGAATATCAATGTCCAGAAATTTTTCATCAATAATATTATCACCGTCTACACCAACAAACCAATCTGTTTCACTCTGCTTGGCTGCCTCTTTATGAGCATTGTCACTGCCTTTTACACCATGAACACGTTTTGCCCAAGGAACAATTTTAACAAGCCTTGCCCAATTTTCTTCGGCATTTGGTTCATCATAACTTATAAAAATTATATCAATATCTTTAATTTTCATTGTACTTGATATCCTGCTCTTTTAAAAATTTTTCTATAGTATAGAGAAAAATCTTCTGAAAATAGTTTCCTATAATCTAATTGATCAATTTCAAATGTATTTGTTTTATTAGTTTCACATTCAAACGATTGATACAAATAATTTATATTTCCTTTCCTGGTTAGATATAAACTAAATTTTCTGTCATCTTCATGATTAGACGTTACTAGCATACAAGGTTTACTATCTATAGTTTTTATTACAATGCTTAAATCATTATTCATTGTGTTTCTAGAAACTTTTACAAACTTATTTTGTAATCTATCTTTTGTTTTAACAGGTGTTGCTATGTCAATTAATACTAGATTTTTCGACTCCATATCAACTTTTATGTCTTTGATAGATCGATTACCATCGCTGACTTTTTTAATTAAATCATTATACTGTTCTGGAACTTTTGCTGAATTTAATCCTGGCTCTTCGTGTGATAGCACTGTTGTATATTGAAGTATATTTCCTAAGTCGTCATAGATAATTTTATACATTTTTAAAACCCTCTAGTAACTGATTTTTATAAAGATAGTTTAACTCCGCAGTAGGGAAATCTTTCTCGCTATAGTGAATAATTTCATTTTGTGAAAACGTTCCTATAGATATATTAGCATTTGAATCAATATGATATCCTAAATCTAAATTAATAGATTGTATTTTTAAATCTTGAAGATTGGTTTTTAGATGAACAAATTTAGGAAAACTTGTATTAGTAGTAACTTCATTTTCGATACCAAGAATATAAGTTGCTATGCTAAATGCTTCATCTGTTCCTATCTGCGGAGGATACTTTTTACTCATATATAATCGTTTAAATTCATCTTTATGTTCTGTAATATAAGAAACAAGTTTAAAAAAGTTAGATGCTGTTGACGATTCTTTATTAAAATAAGTAAACCCACTATATAATACAGGTATATCATTTTCTTTGTAACCGGGTCTACAAGATAAATTTGTAATTACTTCATTGTTATATTTTAGAACTGTATCAGTAATAATCAAACCTGACGTCTTGTTAATAAAATGATCAACCCAATGGCTAATATCCCTTGTAATAAGCATATCAACATCTAGACAAATTGTATGTTGAAAGGGACTTAACTCAAACATATAATTTCTTTGATCCCAGCCTTTGACACCTTCTTTTACTTTAACAAGGTCATACATTAAATCTTGATGTTTATGATAGTAGCTGTCGTCTGTAATTAAACAAACTTTATCATAACCTTTTGGCTGTGTTTTCTTAATGCTCGATGCTAATAACTGAGCCATATTATGATATTTTTTATTAGAATCGTTGTTTACTATTAATAAATATCCAAAATTTCTCATACCAAATCCTTTTCAAAATCTAGTATAGTATTCTTATTAAAAAAGTGTAAATCAACACCTTTAAATACACAAGGTTGATTATTAACTAAACATACAAATTTTTCGTTCGATACTGATAAAATTTCGTCTGTTGGCAGTACTAAAAAATTTATGTCAGGCAAAGCCATATTAGTTGTATTAAGTCCATTAACAATGTGTTCTGCTATAGTAAAAGCATAATCGTTTCTATAACTTGAAACATTAAATCCAAAATGCTGTTTATAAAACTCGTAATTTTCTTTTACAAGTTTTGCTTGTTGAAAAATTGCTTCTGCTATCTTATCTTTTTTAAAATAGATAGTTGTTGCCCATTTCATTTTTAGGCCTCTCATTGTACAATCTTCTTGAGCATCATGTAAATTTTTTACGCCCGATGCCATCAAAAAACTTTCAGTAGTATCAAAATATTCATTTAACACTGTACTACTTACTATGTAATCCACATCAATAATAATTGTTTCTTCAAATGGTGTTAGCCTAAATGCGTCTAATCTTGAAATGTTATGGAAAGGCTGAATTTTATTGTTTAATATTCTAGTGTTGGTGTTATCTAAAGAAGATTTAATTACAAAATCAAATTCTTTAAGAGACACATCAGAGTCTGTAACCAATGCTACTGGTTTATCTAAATATTTTTTGATTCGTTTAGCACAAATAGATGCTAACTTGATATAATCAATTTCACCGTTGTTGTGAGCAAATAACAGAAATCCTTTTGACATTAGGACTCCAAATCTAAATATCTTGCTGTACTGGCTTTTAATCTTTTAAGATCGTTGACGTCATTTCTATATGTATCAATTGCTGAAAAATATACATCTTGGATTTTATCATTAAACTGTTTAACATCTTTAATCAGGATAGGATCTTGATTTGAATCTAGTATAACAGTGTTTGTTGTTTTTCCATTTTGTAAAAGGTAGGACGTATAAGTCAAAAGAGATGTATCAATAGTGAATAGCCCGCTATCGTAACCAATTGTAATATTAGACTCAAATTTCTCTTTGGCTCTAAGTTTTTGATTGTTTAATAGTCGTAACTTGTCTGAAGTATCAATAATATGTTGAATTGAACCTTTATCCATTATAATAATCCTTTAGCATATACTTTTAATTATGCTAAAAATATGCTACTATAATGATTATTGGCTTAGGTCCAACCAGCGATTCGTTGTATGTTGTATTGATTTGGATTTTCAGCTAAAGGTATTGAACCAACAGAATATACAAAAGATAACTGTAATTTTCTATCAATCGATACAGAACTTGCGTATGTATTGCCAGAAGATGAATCGTTTAGTGTAATTTGGATGCTTATATCTTTCTGAAATATTTGCTGTTTTGCTTCAATTCTTACATAGTGATCATCATAACTAGAACTATACGGATTTCCTGAATAGTCTTGATAGAATAATTCTGCGTACGACCCAGTTAAATCAAATGCTCCTGTAGTAGCAATAGATCTTGGATCACTAGTTAGACCCATTTGATCTTTTCCTTTTGCTCCAATGTATACTGGAAATACTTGTGTTAAAAGATCTTCCCAAGCATCGTTTAGGGCCGCAGTATTAGGCGGATCAGTTGCTGGATTCGAAGCCGAAATATTCAACATGTCAACCTTAATCAATCCTCCAGTATTAAAAAATTGTACGAAATCGTAACCGTCTGTTCCCGACCAAGTTATTTTAATTTCAAATTGTGTTAGGTCATTCCATGTGTTTGTATTAGTTGCCGAACCAGGCATTGTCGGTTCGAGTGTTGTAACCTCTTTTGCCACATACCTGTAAGTATCACATGCTGTAGATACAATATAATAAGGATCATAAACACTATGATATATAATATTACCTCTAACAGGAACTGGCAAATTAGATGATTCTCCTCCCGGAAAATTATTTCCGAGAGCTGGTGGAGCACCTGTAATATGTTGTACTGCTTTCGCTAAATCGGCTCTTAAGTTAGCAAACTGGTTAGCACTAATATAATACTGTACTGCGTCAGCACTATTTCCTACAGTCCAAGGTGTATAACCAAATGTATTAAAATCTACAATCACTCTTGTATCATTAAGAATAGTAATTACCTTGGCAAAGTTATTTGCTATTCCTAAGTTACCCCAAGAATTATTAAAATTAGTAAAGTAAATTACTTCATCAACAACCAAATCATGGTTATTAACAAAAGTGACAGTTGCCTGTGCTTCTGAACTGATAGTATCAATTGCTCTTGTAAAAGGATATGCTCTACTTGATAATTGATTTTGTGCTAATCCGTAACCTCTTCCAGGAACATATACTCCAGGAGAACCTGCTACTTCTTGAAGAGGTCCTACTTGTTCATATATTACAGTTTGGATTGCGTCCCAGTCTGAATAAAGTATTGGATCAAATTGTGCGGCCATTTATATTCCTCGTTATATGCGTATATTTATACCTTAAGTACACACTCAACTAATTTTTCATTTTCATTTGAATCGGACTCAAGTGCTATTCCTACCATTTGATAATGAAGTAGCATAGATGAATATTTTGCCACGCCATTTCCTGCTACATAAACAGGTTGTCCTTTGCTTATCGGACCAATAACACGTACAGGTACTCGACCTTTAAGTCCAATTGCCTGACCATCAATATCGCTGTTCATCAAATAGGCAGGTTCTAGTGAAATAACACCAATTGGAAAACCGTTTTCAACACATGCTTGTGCCTCATGGTCGCCTTTTCCAATCATCATAACTGTGCCTATTGGATATTCTTCGTCAGTGGTGTATT